CTTATGAAGTTGAGCTTTCTTGGTAGCAATATCCCCAGCAAGTTTCAAAGCCTGTAGTCTTTGAGCAACCATGCCATGATCAGTTGCAATTGAAACTGTTTCCCAAGCCTCCTTGCTAATCTCATCGAATTCATTTAAAGCCTTGATTGTATTGTACTGAATTCTCTCAAGAAAATATGGATCATCTTCTGCTTGCTTGGTAATTATAGACTTATACTCATTAATATAAGACTTAACCTGCTTACTATCTATCGACATCAAAGAAGATATTTCATGATTACTATATCCCTTGATGTGTAAACTTCCAACTCTCTCCACATCTTTTAACTTCTGTAGAAGAGTTTTATCTTCAAATCTTTCTAAATCTGACATAGCCGTTCCTCATACTTAGAGACAACGTTGTCCCAAGAATATTCCTTATGAATAATTTTAGCAGATTCCATAGTCTTTTGCTTGACTTGATCGTAATTATTTACAACGTACCGCATCTTATCACATAGATCATCAAAGTCAGGATAAGCCCATCTTCCTCCAGCATAAATACCCGAGGTGCCTTGACTAGACCAAGTGTAATTCAAAGGTACAGACATCTCCGCGTACTCAGTACAGGCAGTAGCATTTGTACAAATAGTGGGCGTACCACACGCAATAGCATTGAAAGGAATCATTCCCCAGCCCTCACCCATTGTTGGGTAGATTAAACAATCGGTGCTTCTATACAACTCAGCAAGTTCATGCTCTGAGATTTCATAATCTATTACTTCAATTCTTGGATGCTGAGAGATGGCACCTAAGTTCATTCCACCGACACGATACCTAGCATCAGGAGGACCGATTGACTTGATAATCAACTTAAAGTCCTTATTGTTTCCAAAAGTCTCAGTAAAAGCATCAACTGCCATTTGTGTGTTTTTTCTTAGTGAAGGACTTCCAACGTGAGTGAAAGTGAAAACTTTATTCGAAGAAGGCTCAGAACTTGGGTGGAATATTTCTGACTGAACACCAAGATCAAAAGCTTGAACATTGTGATGACCTGTGTTTTCTTCAAATACTTGTTTAGCCCAAGATGATGTTGTCCAAACCTCATCGCACTCAAGAATTCTAGAACGCCAGTTTGGTGGCAGAGTATCAGTTTCCCAGTAAGAAAAACCAATATTATAAGAAGGACCAAGTTTGTAATCAACAGGCAATGTATTGTTGATCATAATATCAACGTCTTTAAAATCAGGCGTTGTTTGATAAACAAGACCATCAGTAAGAGAAATATGGATACTTCTCTCGTAAGACCCTTTATAACATGAAAGTTCCTCTGGGTAGAAGACTGGCAAACCGCAAGCCCTCAACCCAGAGGATACTCTCCATGAAGCATAACCGTAGCCGTCAGCCTTGCTCTTTGACAGTGCTCTCCAGCAGATTTTGCTTCTCATTTTCTTCTACTACTTTGTAAATAGTGAAAGATTCGTTTTCGGAATACTTTTCCAAGTTTTCCTTAACAATCTTAATTTTCATATACCCCCTCTCTAGGAAGTAGGGAACATTCGGTTCAGCAAAAGAATCCTATCAGATATTCTTTCCGTTTGTGGGAGTTTGAACGTTTTTATAAAAATTATTATTCACTAAAAACTAATTTCTTTCCGATGGACACAGCCTGCTCGTTTAAGTACTCTCGATCATATCCATGCTCTTTAGTGTATTGAACTCTGTAATTAAACCAGCCAGGAACTGCCTTCCAAAACTTGTCGTCAGTGTTTTCAGCAAGCTCCTCCAACTCCTCAGTTGTCAAAAGGAATGAAAGGACACCAAGAGGCATGTACACGACCATATCGTAATTCTCATGCTTATCTGATGTATACTCCTTCAAAAGATCCTGAAAAGAGGTAATAATCTTTCTCACACCTTCACCGGCAAAATAATCAATTTGACCGTGCGGATTTCTAATCCTAGGGCAGTAGTCATCAACAGCACTGATAGTTCCAAACGTCCTGCACACCATCGGCCTAAACCCATAGATGGTGCAGCCATCCTTAAAGAAAACACACTTGCGGGTAGTCTCGCCACCAACCTGCCAGTCTTCGTCGTACATAGCCTCCTTGAGAGCGTCAACAACACTGTTCATCCACTCATCAGCAAAATCCATACCCTTGTCTTCCATGTACAAGTAGTACTGCTGTCTTAAATTAAAAGCAATACTGGCGCACTCAGCCATGTGGATATTTAGACCGATAGAACAACACTTGCCAGAACCAAGACACTTATACTCAGTCTGATTCTGCTTCGCTTCTAGCAGCCTAACTTGATTGTAAACCATGTCCAACTTAGCAAAAGTTGAAATGTCTTTAGTATTTACTGATCTTCTCAAAACTTACCTTTCTTCTTGTTTCTATTAATTTTTTGCATCTCACGACGCTTTTGCTCAACCTGCTTCTGCATCGGTGACTTCGGCCTTCTCATGCTCGTACTCGAAAGATTACGGCCTTTGCCTCTGTACTTAAGCAAATCATATTTTTTGACCCAGTTATAAACCGCCTGAGGTGTAACCTCAATGTTGTAGCTTTCTTTCAACCTCTTACAAATGTCAGTAAGATTCATACGCCTCTTGACGTACATATCATACAGCCACTGCTTGTCTTTATACGGTTCGGAGGCCACGATCAATATAGTACCACAGAGCAATGCCTAAAGAGTCGTTTATGTCATCATCCTCTGTGCTGAACGAAATCTCATTCTCAATAATTCTTTTTACACGGTCCTTACGTTCTTGGGTAAGTCTTTTCTGAAGCCCCTTAGACCCATAATCCTTTTCAATATTCTTCTTGTCGTCTTTAGAAACATTTTTGTATCCAATTTTATTTTTCCAGATAAGAGGATTGATATCACAAACATCATTGCAATAGTCATCCAACACCCCCCATGAGTATCCAATAATATAAGAAAGAATCCTGCTTGATTGAAAGTTCTGAATATAAACGGATTGCTCTATGGCTGCATGTGTCGGTTCGTACTCTTCGCATACTTCTTTCAAACCTTTTCTGATAGCCGAGAACTTATTGGATACTTCCTTTTGAGTCTTAAAATCAATCTTTCCAGTAGCGACTACAGAAAACTTGTTCCACTCTAAATCAACAACCGACCATGCTAAAGAATGAGATGCTGGATCTACGGCAAGCAATCTTATTCCTTTAACTTTATTGACAACTCTAACGATACTCATCTCTGAGGCTCCTTTCGTCCCAGCCCCAAGAGACAAGTCTTTTTATGTATCGTTCTCTTTTACATCTTTCACAGATGTCCTCTTTATTATAAGAAGACAATATTGTTGAACAGTCTTTAGTGTCACAAACACGCTTCCTGCCCATCTTCTCTTTGTTCTTGTGATAATTCTCAAGCAGTTTTTGGTTTGTAACAACTCTCCTGCAATCTGGGGAACAAAAGACCGCGTTGTACGTTTTTGGGGTAAAGAGTTTCCTACATTCTTCATTTTTGCATAAGATTGGATCAAAATGATTCGAAGTCTTTCTCACTGTCACTATCCGCCCAGCACATCTTAGCCAAGTCACACTTAGCGCAGTGCTTTGATGTCCTCTTGTAAGGACGATCAGGAATTACTCCATCTTGTACACTTTGATAGATCTTCCTATACTTCTTAAATAGTTTATCAAGAAAAGCGTCATCTCGCTCGATGTATATAGGTAAAATTTGCTGATTATTTTTGTTCTCATAGATTACAAATCCAGAATCTAAGTTCAAACAATGCATGTATAAATTAGCTTGACGGACATGATCATCGCTAGGCTTATGAGCTAACTGACGATAATGAAAGCCTTCAGAAGAGATTGACTTTAACTCAATTAGTTTCTTACCGTCCAACTCGATGATACCATCGGCTGTTCCCTGGATTGGTGGGTCATCGTTTGAAATCGGTATCTCAGAGGCGACAAGAATACCCATACCATCAAGATAAGAATATAACCGATCATGGACAGCATGGCCGTTATCAAATATACGATAAGTTTGGGAAGAGAACGTAGGTGTGTAAGTGACTCCATCAAACATATAATACCAGTATCTTGCACACTGGTTCGTACTACTGGGTCTGAAATAGTCAACCTTCTTGTAAACCGGCTCATTGCGTTTCTGAAGATCAACATCAATGTTTTCAACCAGCCACTCTTCCATCTGAGAACCAGTAAGTTGCTCAGACTCAACAACAGCCTTCTTCTCTTCCGTCTTTCTTAATGCACCTAATGACTTCATGACACTCCTGTTCTAGCAGCTAGTTTTAATACGTTAATGTTTTCGCCCAAAGCTTCGTACATAGTCTTCCAAATATCATTGGTAAACTTATCTTCTTCAACCATCATTGACGACTTACGCTTGTACATCTGAGACTTAATAATCATAGTGGTCCTGTAGGCCGCAAGTTGATTAGCGTACCTAATTGCCTGACCACCAACGTATGTCTCAGGTCTATTAATAATATCTTGCACAATCTTCATGCACTCAATGAACTCATCAGCCTGATCGCCCATAAGTTCAGATATTTTATCTATGTCTATAAAGAAATTACTCAACAACCTTCCTATCTACTATAATTGAAAATAAATCTGTCTTTCTCAAAGAATCTGGCCTGAACAGATGCCATGTCAAAACAGCCCAGCCCACAAACGTTGGAAGCACCGTAGTCTTTCTAGAAAGGCCATTCTTAAACGCACTAGACATTGTTTGATGCTTACCATGTATTGCCCAGTAGTCGTAAATAAATACGACAACTGCCGTCGCAATCCAACCAAAAACGCCGTGCCTCTCAACCTTCTTCATAATTTCTACGTTGTTCCAAGATAATATCTTCTGCTCTCTGAAGTATGTCATCTACAAGGTCAGTTTCAGGAATATCTTCGTAATACTCCATCCCGCTAAGAATTCCAACAGCATAATAAAACGCCATCTGGAAAAGTTCCTCATTCGTAATCTGAGTCACGTATCAACTCCTTAAAAACTTCCCAGTCAATTATAGCAACCTTAGTATCGGAATCTTCTCCCAAAACAACAGAAATGCAAGGATATCTGTATTGACTTCTCCAAGCATCTTTGCGATGCTTAATCCAAGCAGCACGACTCAAAGTAAAAGTGTTGCCATTGTGCTTATAGTCTAAGAGGAACCTATGAAAAGTAGCGTCGCCCTTTCTAAAGCCCCGACCGGAGTTCTTTACAGGCTTAGCCTTATCACGCTTAGCTTCTTGATTCTCGTCACGCTTCATTTGTCGCTCCAACCAGCTGATCATAAATTTGCTCTTGCTGTTCAAAGGTCAACTCAATATTGCTAGAACCATTCCAACGCTGATCACCAAAACTGTACCAAGCGCCTCTACGCTGAATTATGTCATTCTCAACAGCCATTTCAATCAGTTCTCGCTCTACGTCAATCCTACCCTCTTGTGGAAGAACATAATAGTACCCCTGAGTGCCGATTGTCGGTAGTTGCTTAGTTTTTTCAATTGTCCAAGTCGCACGCTGGCTTGTGATCTTGTTTGTCCTGTCCTCCCTCTCCATCTCCTTTTGAGACATAGACAAGAACAACTTAATAATGTTGTGCATATTGTGATGAACAGTATTGCCCATCTTTGCTTTCATTACAGCGTACATTCCACTCAGATCAACAGTCTGGTGAGCCACAAAGAGCATGATATTCTTCTCCTTGTGCAAGTGATTAACCAGCTTCTGTAAGAAGTAGCCCTGAGAGCGTGCCTGCAAGCCCATAGCCTTACCGCCGTCAGGCTTATCATAGAACTCTTCTTTTACAATATTCGACAAACTGTCAAACAAGAAGATATGCTTCTCATCTGGATGATTAAGGTACCCAATCAAGTGCCTAAGAATGTCTTCTACCACAGTGGACTGGATCAACACAACATCGTCAGTATCAATGCCACACTTGCCAGCATACTCTTCTGAGTACGAATACTCAGAATCAACAATTACCGGCCTATAGCCCATCTGTTGAGCTTGAGCGATAATCCTAAAACACATCGTAGTCTTGCCTACGGATGGCGTCCCCCAAAAAAGATGGGTAGCACCAGTGTATAGACCACCACCAAGGGCACGATTAAGACCAATGCTAGGCGTTGGAATAATTTCATGAGTGGGTACCATGTCCCCTTTTCTTTTATCAATAAATAACATTTCTCTCCTTAAATTAGTAAATTGCTATCCAGTTATCGCCCCAAACATTTCTACAAGCATAACCGATGCCTGTCAAAATCTCATGGGAATCTCTTGTAACACCACCAGCACGCTTGCTGTTTGATTCGTAACTAATTACTGGCCTGTCTTTTTTAATCGTTTCGATAGCACCCTCTAGAACAAGAGGTTCGTATCCTTCAACATCTATCTTTATAAAGTCAATCTTGGGAAAATCATAGTCATCAATTCTAACCATCTCGACCACTTCTCCGCCACTACCAACTTCTAAACCAGCAAGATTGTAAAGATCTTTGGTTCCATACTGAATTCTCTCTGTCGGATTGTGACCATCAGCAACAGAGTCATTCATCTCAACCTCACCATTGATGTTGCCTACAGCTTTGTTAAAGCACCACACATTATCAAGTTGATTCATCACAACATTTTTACACAACAAGTCGTGCATCATAGATTGTGGTTCAAAAGCGTAAACAATCAAGTCAGGTTTAATCTTCTTATACATCAATGTGTGAGAGCCACAATGAGCGCCAATATCCAAAGCAACAGTTGAATTTTGAATATGTGGAATCAACCACTCTTCAACGTATTGCTGTTCAAAGAAAAGGTTGGGCAGGATTTGCTTCACCATTTCCTGATCGTTTGTATAGTAGTCAATGCTACCGTAATTGTTAGTGATCCTAAAAGAATCAACTGACACCCTGTCTCACCAAACCTTTTCTTTCGATGTAGTTGTCAATAGTGATGAGTGAGTTCTCGTTATCTAAAGTGTACGAATCGAGACGAGCCGCCGCTTCCAAGTCCTTCACTCCTTTTAGTTTAGCAGCGTGCCATCCGGTTTTTCCGAGTAAATGACGCATTTTTCCGTACAAGAACGGGAAAACTACGACCTTGATAATCTTCTCCCCATCCCAAGCATAGAAGTTGCACATATCTTTGCCCTTAGCCGTTGTAAACGTCCTTGTGCTAAAGATATACAACAGACTACGCTCATCTGAAGCATCACCAAGACCAGTCTCATAAAGCCATGAATACTCATGATCTTTACCTTTACGAACAAGCATAGTCAGATCGTAAAGATCTGTACCGACATAATCATAGGCATCGCAGAACATATGCATCGTTCTGTCACCGATGAGACAGTACATGAAGTCTCTGTTAGCAATCTCAGAGTTCCTGTCACAAAACACAGTCGTAGAGGCAGTCTGATCTTCTATTTCTACCCTGAGGTATTTGGGCGTCTTCTTCGTAGAACGGACCACAGCCTTCACCAGACGCAGTTCTGAGTAAATCTCATGGAAGCCCTCAATCGGCTCTACCACCTCATCCATCTCATTAGACGATGAACCCATACCGATAGCAAACCCTAGAATTGGGAGATAGTACCGCTCATGATCGTAAGCAGACTCGTAATCCATACTTGCAAAAGCACCCACCTTATCCAAGTTCTCCCTAAGCGGAGCCTTAACATGACGCTTACTACATTTGTTAGTAAACTCATCAAAAGAACCAAATGGCCGATGCTTAAATATTTCCTCAATGGCTGTATTTCCGCAGCTCAAAACGTTTCTTAAACCAAATCGAATACCATCTTCATCAATAGAGAAAGACTCATCTGATAGGTTTACATCTGGTGGCAGAACAGCGATACCAAGACGGCTTGCCTCCATAAGATAAGCAGTAATCTTGCCTTTCTCAGACTCGTTGTAAAGCATTGACCACACAAATTCCTTTGGGTAGTTAATTTTCAACCACATAGTCTGGTACGACAACATCGAGTAAGCGACAGCGTGCGACTTGTTAAACATATACAAAGCCGCAAGTTCAAAGTCAGCCCAAATCTTCTCAGACTGCTTACGAGTCAAATACTCGTTGTTACAGAACTTCTCCTTGTACTCATCAAACCCAGCCGCATCACGCTTCTTACCAATAATCTTACGAAGCTTGTCAGCCTCAGACCAGGAGAAACCTGCTAGCACAACAGCCATCTGCATCAACTGCTCCTGAAAAATAACTGTGCCGTAAGTATCTTCAAGAATATCTTTTACAACCTCATGAGGATACTTAGGTGTAGCCTCGCCCTTCTTACAGTCAATATAAGTCTGGCCCTGAGAAAGCAAAGCCCCTGGTCTAACTAGCGCATTAGAAACAACCAGATCATTAAAATCATCAATCCCCATACGCTCAATAAGGTTCCTATAAGCAGCAGCATCAGCTTGAAACACACCGACAGTGTTGCCCTCATTGAAAT